GCCATTCAAACGCTTAGATGACGCCTCCGGTCGCATTGCCCTGTGTACATTAGGTAGTATAAATTGGGGTGCTTTCCGCAATCCAGAGGACATGCGACGTGCTTGTCGCATCCTACAACGTAGTCTATGTAATATTCTTGACTACCAAGATTTTTTAAGCATACAAAGTAAATTAAGCAATGACGAAATCCAACCCTTAGGTATTGGTATCACTAATCTTGCTTATTGGCACGCTAAAAAGAATCTACGCTATGGTGAGAAAGATGCCTTGCAAGAAGTTAAGACATGGATGGAACATCAAGCGTTTTACCTAACAGAAGCAACTGTTGAACTTGCTAAAGAGCGTGGAGCATGTTTACACAGTGAACACACCAGATATGGTAAAGGTTACTTCCCTTGGGAGAATCGTGCCAAAGGTGTAAACCGTCTCGCTGACTTTACTCCGACACGTGAACTAGATTGGGAACAACTACGCAGCGATATGAGATCATATGGAGTGCGTAATGCTACATTGATGGCCATCGCTCCTGTAGAAAGTTCAAGTGTTGTTATTAACTCAACTAACGGTATTGAAATGCCAATGAGTTTAATTTCAGTTAAAGAATCAAAAGCAGGCTCGTTTATACAAGTAGTTCCAGAATATAACAAATTAAAAAATCGTTATCAAATGATGTGGGAACAGAAAGACTGCGATGGTTATTTAAAAACTGCGGCAGTGTTGGCGGCCTATGTGGATCAAAGTATTAGCACTAATACATTCTATAATCCAGCACATTGGGAAGATCGTAAAGTACCAAGCACACTGATTGCTAAGAATTTAATGCAGGCACATGCTTGGGGTATCAAGACATTCTACTACAGCTTGATCAACAAACAAGGTGCAAAAGCAGATGCGGAAATTGCACCAACATTGGCAGCACAACCAGATGAAAATGACGAAGATTGCGAGGCATGTAAACTATGAGTAAAGAACAATACAATTTAAGTACTAAAACAAACTATCTACAACGTAAGATGTTCTTAGATCCAGCCGGACCTGTGACCATACAACGCTTTGAAGAAGTTAAGTATAATAAAATTGCTAACTTTGAAACCACTGCTAGGGGTTTCTTTTGGCAACCAGAAGAAGTCAGCCTGACTAAAGATTCGCAAGATTTCAAAGATGCCAGCGATGCTGTTAAACATATCTTTACTAGTAATCTATTAAGACAAACTGCATTAGACAGCTTGCAAGGTCGCGCACCTAATCAAGTGTTTGGACCAGTGGTTAGTATTCCAGAACTAGAAGCACTTATCAGTAATTGGAGTTTTTTTGAAACTAACATTCACAGCAAGAGCTATAGCCACATCATCCGTAACATCTATAACGTACCTAAGGATGTATTTAACACAATCCACGACACTGAGGAAATCGTAGGCATGGCCAGTACCATTGGCAACTACTATGATAAGTTGCATGTTGTTAACTGTCGTAAAGAACTTGGACATAAGATCGACGAGAAAGATCATATCAAAGCCATATGGTTAGCTCTACATGCTAGTTATGGCCTAGAAGCGTTCCGCTTTATGGTCAGCTTTGCTACAAGTTTAGCAATGGTAGAGAACAAGATCTTCATCGGTAATGGTAATATCATCAGCTTGATCTTGCAAGACGAACTACTACACAAAGAATGGACGGCTTTCTTGATCAATCAAGTGGTTAAAGAAGATCCACGCTTTGCAGATATCAAAGCAGAATGTGAAGCCGAAGTTTATCAGATGTATCTTGATGTCATTGGTGAAGAAAAAGCCTGGGCAGACTATCTGTTTAAAATGGGTCCAGTGATTGGACTTAACGCTGCTATCTTAAAAGAGTTTGTAGACTATACGGCCGTAGGTGCACTTAAAGAGATTGGTATCAAATATCAAGAACCAGCACCTAAGACCACACCTATACCTTGGTTCAATAAACACAGCGATACCAGCAAAAAACAAACAGCTCTACAAGAAAACGAATCAACAAATTACGTAATCGGAGTCATGGGCGAAAACGTTGATTACAATGAGTTACCGGAGTTATAAGATGTTAACAGTATATAGTAAAAATTATTGTCCTTTTTGCGATAAGGCCAAACATTTATTAAAAAACAAAAATATCGCATACAAAGAAGTTAAGATCGATGAAGATCAAGATGCACGTGAATGGTTGATTGCTCAAGGACATCGTACAGCACCTCAGATCTATAAAGGTGAAGAATTATTTGTAGAAGGTGGGTATCAAGGATTAGTAAAGTTATCAGATGAAGAATTATTCAACAAACTAGGAGATTCAAGTGTTAGTAACTAATAAATATGAGAAAGACACCGTGGTCAGCTTTAAAATCCTCAATGGTGATGAGATCGTGGCAAGAGTAGTAGACGAAACAGATGATGCGTTTGTTATCAATAAACCCACAACTGTTATGCCAAGTCAAAAAGGACTCGGATTGATACAGAGTTTGTTTACTAGTGAAGTAGAAAAGAATATACAGTTAAGTAAACAACACGTGATGATGCATAGTCCTACAGTGAAAGATGTAGAAAATCATTACATTAAAACAGTCACAGGCATTGAACCGGTTAGTCCGGGTGGCATTATAACATAAGGTAATAGCGATGGGTGACCAAACCATAGCCGATAATATAGTAACGGCCAAGGCAGGAACAGTAGTAGCTGAAGGTAAAAAACTAGCATTAGCTACTGCTAGCGGAAGCCTTACCCCATCAACGATTACAGCAATGATCGGTATACATACTGGTAATGCATTAACCATTGCCCCTAGTGTTAGTGCTGCCAATTTAGCATTATTTAATAAAGTTGCTGCATTAAAAACTACAGGAACTAACGATCCAACTTTAGAATTAGCAGGAACGCTTACAGCAAACATTGGTGATTATTTGGTAAAAGATTATCAATTTTATTTTAGTAATAGTGTTGCTATTGTTGCAAATATTACGGCCAATATAGGTGATTACATTACACAATCATCATCTGGTGCAAATGCTATAGTGATCACTGGAAATAATTCTGTAAATACATTATCTTTAACATTTCTTACTTCTAATATATTTGTTGCTAATGCAACTATTAATAATGCTGCACCCTGGGCCGGGAATATATATGTTAACAATATTAATGCTAACGTTTATCCAACATCCCGAGAATATTTTTCTAATGCACGAATCCTAGCAAACGTAGTGTATTCAACTGATACGTCAGTCGACCCGTCTGCAAATATATCTTATGTATCTATTAGATATGAGGCTGGGTCAAACATATTTGTATTAGGTTCAGGCAATTTGACAGTTTTAGATGTTTCTAATATTGCTAATATTACAGTTTCTAATGCATATCCAACATCTATTAGATATCCGGGTGATGCAACTTTTGCTAATATATCTGAATCAACACTTTCTAGTTTAAAATCTTTACAAGATAAAATTTTACCTAGTGGCAATCATGCGGCGTTTGGAGCATTTTTAAATCAGGCTACAGCACACATTGGTGATGCTACTGATTTACAAAACACAACTAATTTTATTAGCGGTAGTAATTTTGGTGATTTTGGATCTGGAATTACTAATATGCAGAGTTTAACTGATCAGGGCCTGACAGGAAAATTTGGTAGCCTATCAGCTGCAGGTGCGGCATTGTCATCATCAGGTTCGATGTTTGATGGGATAGATCCTAAAAATATCGGATCTCCAGCTGGATTGGTCCAGGCATTAAATAACAATAAATTAGGCAATGCATCAGGAGTTAATGCTAAATTGGCAGCCGCAGGTGTTAACTTAAATGATCTGACTAACCCTGTTTATGCGAACAAAATTGCACAGGTAACAGGCAGCATTAAAGATCCAGCGGTGCTTAACACAGTGGCTGATCAATTTGGTCAAACGCCATTTGGTGGTCTACCAAGTTATACTGGATCAGATAGTAGTCTATATAATAATTCAGCAAGTAAATTGCTAGGAGGGGCTTAACATGGCTATCGGCGCAGATCTGGCACCTCAAGTTGGCGTAGGTGGTATCCAAAGTCTTAAGGATCTTGGCGACTATACCAAGACTGCTAATCCCAATGACATAAAAGGGTTGACTACCGATGCTGCAGGTATAGCAGGCAAATTCAGTGATATGGGTGCTAGTTTCCCTAACATGGGATCAGCTACTAGCATGTTAAGTAAAATATCAGTGCCTAGCATTCCTAAACTTAATGCAGCTGCTCCAGATTTAAATACGTTGATGGGCAGTTATTCTGGCACATTAAATTCTTTAACAGGAGCAAGTTTATCCAGTAAACTAAGTCCCAACTTAGGTCCCAATGGATTACCTAGCGTAATAGATTTTGTGCAGCCTGTCTGTGGTGGTCCAGCATTCAACGGTATATTAAATAGTCTCAATACGAGTTCAATCACAGATCAATTAGAAACAGTTAATAGTGTGGATGCATTAGATGCATCCATAGCGAAATCAACAGCGTTGTTCAACACTGCGGGAATAGATTTAAATAACCCACCCCCACCTGGATTAGGAAGTTCGATGAACTTTGCTACTAATTTACATAAATTTGGAACAAACAAAGAAATAACAGGATTGTTAGGTAACATAGCCAATACAAAAAATCAATACGGCGAAAGTATAACTGCCAGCCTAGCCGAAGGCAAGAACAAAGCCTTGATGGCACAGAATGGTATACCACCGCTGAACTTTAATAATTTACCCACTTACACTGGCGAGGACAGTAGTTTAAATACCAACGCTGGTGCTAAACTATTAGGGGGTTAGCATGTATCTTAACCCAACACTAGAATATCAACATATCAGTGAATGGGCTAATCATCTTGTTGGCCGTAGGATAACTCCTCGCAACCTAGTTAAAACACTAGGCAAACATCTCAACAAACATCATCCGATACGGGTTAAATTATACAGTGGTGCCAAAGGTGGTCTTGACCCAGGTGAATTTACCATTGGTGCTGAATATGATCCTGGCCTAGATGAAATCCGTAAGAAACAATTCATCATTGATTTCATATTAAACTATCCTAAGACTACTCCTATGCTATTCACAGAAGAACTAGCAGAAAAGATTACCATTGATCTAGTAGAAACATTGATACACGAATATGAACATCAACGACAGTATCGTAGTCGTAGATATCGCATGCATAGAAATATGTTTAGAAGCCATCATAAAGATCCCAAAGTTCGAGCTGATCAAGAATATCTAGGTGATCCAGATGAAATAGATGCTTATGCACAGAATATAGCGGCTAGACACTATCTTTTAAAATATAAGTTAAATATTACTAGCACCAGCAAGATCAATAGTCCAGATTTGAAACAGTATTACAAGGCATTTGGTAAAGACCACGAAATAACAAAATTACTACTTAAAAAAGTAAAAGAAAATATAAAATATTTCAAGGAAAACGACAATGGCAAAAATCACA